GTCACTGCGAGCGAGGTAACTGTTCAGAAGACGAGCATCCTACAACTGGATTCCAGGGTTACATCGTTGGAAAATCCCGAGGTTGTCAGGGTCCCTGTGGAGGGGATCGTCATCACCACCAACACCTCTTACTTCCAAGGTACCATCGAGATAGTCGATGGACTCGTGACCGGAGTCGGTACGATCTTCGATTCGGACTTCGAAATCGGTGACACTTTCCTATCTACTACAGCGTCAGGTAAAGTCGTAGAGTTTACTGTAGCGTCACTGGACAGGGCCACTAACCCAAACACCGTCATGAGAGTGACCCCTAACAACGAAACAATCGCGGCCGGATCCAGGTACCAGAAGAATGAGATCAGGGCCCTTCAGCAGAAGCTGAACGAGGTGATCACGTCCCTCAAGACATTAAATCTCTTCGAATAAGTCGTTAATTATCTCGTCGATAAGCTCTATATCGATCTTAATCGACACTATAGGTCCCACTTTTCTAAGTATAAAGAACACCACACCGATATCCTTCTCCTCGTCCGTGGGGAACATAGAGTCGAATATCGCGAAGTACTTCTCGTCTCCACCCACCATCTGTATCACGGTCTCCGGATCGAAGATCCAGGTGCAGTCGTTTCTGTCCGCTGTGGCGACGTAGAGGGCGAAAGGAGTGTGGTGGTGAAGTACGTGCTCCAGACACTCCAGGGTCTCGTGGAGATCCTCCGTGTTTCTTAGGGAGTTTTTAAGCGAGATCTTCTCATCCTCTGTGTTAAATGTCATAAGACTTGCTCCGTGTCTACACCGAGCTGATTGAGAACATCCAGTCCCTCGGTGATCCTGTACTTGTTCTTGAAGTACACCTTTTTCACCCCGCTCTGGGCCAGAAGCTTGGAGCACTCGGGGCATGGCGAGTGAGTACAGAAGAGTTCGGCGCCCTCTATAGACTCGGTTGACTTAGCCATCTTTATGAGAACGTTCTGCTCAGCGTGAAGCACAAAGGGGGACGTTGTGCCATCTTCGAGTTCGCAGACATTCGTCCTAAATCCGCTGGGGGTTCCGTTCCACCCGTGCGCTAGGATGGATCCGTTCTTAACGATGATAGCCCCAACCTTGAGTCTTTCGCATTGGGAGACCTGAGCGAATCTTTCTGCTATGTCCATGTACGCTGTCACTAACTCAGGTTTCATGCGATATCGCTGTTTAACTGGTATTATACTAGATCCTATGCGATCTATTACCGCTCATTCCCAGCTTCTTAACAATGTGACTATTGAACTTTTTGAGCAGTCTTCTGTCTTCCTCGCCGATGAAGATCTTCCCGGTAGGAGCCGGTTGCGCTGGAGTAGGAGGAGTGGTCTCTACCTCCTGCGGGACCACGGGAGCTTCCGCTGTAGTCACCTCTACTTCTTCTTTTTCCTCTTCCATCTCTAAGACATCCTCCGTCTCGGTTTTACTGGATGCTGGGATCCTCGTACGTTTCTGGTAAGCCATAACTTATCTTATCCTCCGGCACGAACTGCAGAATCCTGTAGCCCCTCCGACTCTGCTATGAGGAGTATAACTAGCTCCGGGAATAGAATTCACGGTAGCTTGCTCTCTAAGCCCTGTTGCTAGGCTCGATTGAGGTCCGACTGTGGAATTACCTTGGGCCCACTGCTGCCATCCCCACATATCCTCTGGGGCCATGACATGTGGTACTTGAGATGAGTTATTCGCCATTTCCGTCCTAACATTCCTATCTGGCCCAGGACTCACTCTGTTAGAACTCGTTAGGAACTCGGTATTTGAGAGCTGCTGGCGAGTCAGTGACGTAATCTGGGTATCTGTAGATCTATAATCGGAATTCTGACGTAATCTCTGCCAGGACTCGTAAGGATTTTGCGATACAGCCACGGCGTATAAGTTCTTCTTATTAAATTTAAACAAAGGGGTTTAAAGAACAGAACACTTAGATACGCAAAAATTATGGCCGCGGTTAGCAAATTATCCAGAGAAACAACTGCTGGTGGCGCAGAGTCATTCGAAGATGGAGACGCCTTCGACTTTGGGGAGCCCGAAGTTATTCCGGTGGAACTCGCTCCTGGGAAATTTCTGTGCCTGAAGGAGCCTTCCGCGGACGATCTTATTGAGATAAGCAAGATCTCGGATAATAAGAACATCTCGGAGGTTGAGGGAACCCTGCAGACTATCTGCATCCTCCACTCTCCAGATCCAGGAAAGAGGAAACTATCGCTGAAGGACGCGAAGAAGCTGAGGGCGAAGCAGCTTCGGGCGCTTGGTGATGCTATCAACCAGCTCTTAGGGCTCGATGTCGAGCACGAGGAATGACTTCCGTGTAGTTCGTAATCACGACTATACTATAAGCCTTTTCGACCAGAAAGATCGAGAGCTGGTGTTCAGGGACATAACCGGGATGGACCTGGAGCTTCTAGACCAACTCTTTGGTAGGGACGAGTCAACAGACGGGGACTCTGAGACCACTATAACACTCGACGGAGTGACGACAATACTTGACTTACTAAGCGTGAAGAAATTCCGGTTTCAGTCCCTTCCGCAAAGTATTATCTCCTCCATATTTGACAGAATTAAAGAGCACATACTGTGCAACTACATGACTAAAATGACCTGGTTGGGAGCTTGTTACGGGATCCAAAACGGATCTTTCGTCAACGTGCTAGAGATGGAGAAAGTCCCGATGACTAAATTCATGGCTATGACTCAGATCCACCAGCAGGCGATAGACTCAATCAGAAACGCGCAGAATGAATGATCCCGATAAACTTAAGCTCATCCTAATACTCTGCTCTATCTGCCTGCAGCAGGATCGAACGGAACTGAAGTCATTTGTCAAAGTCAGCGCAAGGTACGTTGATACAAACGATTTTAATAAGATCCTGCGCAAAGCGATGAAGATACTGGAGTTGAAGAGATGCGGATCATCCTCCTGTCCCGACTGGCTCATGAACGAGCTCTTCTACCTCTACAAATTAGACTCTACGTAGTATAAACAAGTTTGAAACCACCGCTTGTTTAAAGATAATAGCGAAAGATATAGTGTCTTTATTTCCCTATGGCCAATCCTATCAGAATCAATGCTGCAACATTGAATCGGCCGGGCGTCTTTGTAACTCAAGCTTCCACAGGCGGCCTTCCACAGCCTATCGCAACACACGCGGTGGGCTATATATTCGGTACTACACCCACCGAGGATTATTACGGAGAAGATGCTGTTAATGCTTATTCCCTACTGGAACCTTATAAGCCCACCCAGATCGGCTCAGTGGCCGACTACCTGGATAAGATCGGCGGAACTATTCCCGTAGGAAACAAAGGAGCCCTTGCATCGTACGACGCGATCCAAGCTTACTTTGATAACGTTGGCGTTAATGGTATTCTCTACTTCACCCGCGTTTCTCCCACTCCCGAAACCGTTATTGACATCGCGGCTTCGAGCGCTGGGGCTGGGTACAATGCGTTTGCGCTGAAGATCAACGGTCGGTACTTCGGTACCTCGATCGGTGTAAACGACGCTGATGGCGACGATATCCGCGTGATCACGACCACTGCTCTCGACCAAGTCGACAACGCTCGTGACATCTACGCCTTCCTGTCAAGTAACGGCGATGGATTCGCTGATTACTATCGCGTTGAGCAGACCGCCGCTGAGGCAACTGCAGGTAAGTTCCGTATCTTCTCGAGAGATACACGCAATCTTCCCATCGTGGACAGATTCGTCTCTTATCAGTTCAGCGATACACAGTACGCAACCCCCGTGGATCTCGACAATCCCGTAGTTGTCAAGTTCTACACCTCGGTTAAGGAGATTAACTTCCGTTGCGTCTCTAGAGACCAAGAGACAGGTGAACCTATTCTGTTCATCTCCGGAAGCCAGCTTAGCGGATTCCTGAGCGAAACCTCCACTCCCTACACCGCTCCGGTTCTGGGATTTGACGCTCTAGCCGATACCATCACCCTTGACAGTTCAACTGGCCTCGCAAATGGCGACAAGGTAGCCCTTGAGGGCACCGCTGCTGGAACACTGGGCAACCTGAGTTTCAACACGGTCTACTATGTGGTGAACAAGACAGGAAACACCATTCAACTGGCACTGACATCCGGTGGTCTGGCTATTGACTTCTCCGGAGCTCCCGGAGCGGCCGTTACCGTACGTAAACTGTCCTACTCTCCCGCGACAGAGCAGTCAAGCATCATCAAGGCATTCCTCATCGACCAGGGAGTTTACGCTTCCGCCGGAGACATCCCCGACGACAAAGTTATTGCCATTTCCAAGGATACAACTTCCGGAGCCCTAGCTCACGTGAAATGGGCCGACGTTAACGCCTCCTACTGGGAGTACGATCTCGCGGGAACCGCCTTCTCCGAGATTCAGAGCGGTGGTCAGGACGCGGTACCTTCAGGTCAGATCTCGGAAGTCGGAGGAGTGACAACTCGCACGGGTTATCTTCCGGACTCTGTTCAAGTCTTCTACGTTAACGTAGCCGGTGAGGATAGAGCCATCATCGTTAACGGTGCTACTCCAGACGAACTGGCGGAAGGCCTCAAGAACGAGATCGCCGCCATCCTTGTAGAGAAGGAACTCGACGGTTACTACACTGTTGAGGCCGTGGCTTCAGGATCCAATGTGACCGGAGACACCTACGTTCCCAACAATGGCCACAAGGTATCCCTCCTGGTATCCGAGGCTGGCGCACCGTACATTCGCCCCGAACTCGCTGACATCTCCCTCTCTGGAACGGTCACTATCGCGTCGGGTGCGGTATCTGGAACATCCACCCAGTTTACCTCCGAACTGTCCCCTGGCGACATCTTCGTTGCTAATGGTGTAAGGTTTACTGTACAGACAGTAACAAATGACACTACAGCCACCGTACTTCCCGCAGACGTAAACGTTGCCTCCGCGGCGACTATCGTTTTAGATAAGTCACTTCCTAACGGATTCTACGCTCACGATTACGTTCTTAGAGTAAAGATCACCTCTAATAACGGTGTGTCTTCACCTGTGAACCCCGGCTCGAATAGATTCGGTGTTCCTGATCCTCACGTAATCAAACTGGTCTCTACTGATCAGAACGCTGGTTACGAGGGCTACAAGCTCACACAGACCGCAAAGTCCAATGACTTCGTGTACGCGATCGAGCAGGGAATGGATTCCAGAATCCTGGCTCCAGGCTTCCTATTCGCTCCCGAAGCTTACACCGTCCTTGTTCAGGAAGTTGGTGGAGATATCGGCTCTAAAGCCGAAGCACGTTCCGAGAGACGTAAGATCACCCAAGCGCTTGTGAAAGCCGCCGAGGGTAAACTCGGGCCTACCGAGGGCATCTCAGGAACACAGCACATCGCACTCATCGACTGCGGAGCTGACGAACTAGCACTGACTCAAGTTCAGGACGAGCTCGATCTGATTAAGTCTACCGTCGGAGTTCCTTTCGGCCACGCCGCTTACTACGCTCCGTACATTAAGAACCTAGAGGATCGTTACGTTGCTCCTTCCAGCTACATCGCTGGTATCGCCTGCTCGAGATACATCAACGAAGGCTTCCAGCAGCCTCCCGCCGGTGCTCGTTACGCTCTTCGCGGAGCGAATGGTCTGAGATTCGAGATCTCAGCTCAACAGCAGGAAGTAACCTACGCTCTGGGTCTGAACCCCATCCGCTCACTGCCTAACCGCGGCATTGTGGCCTGGGGAGCTAGAACCCTCTCACCCAATCCTCTATTCAAGTTTGTCAATACTCGCGCCATCCTCAACGTCCTTATCGACGTTATGGGTCGTAGCTTCGATGACATTCTATTCGAGCAGATCGATTCCGCCGGTACGGTCTACGCCAGAGTTAAGTCCATCGCCTCTCAGGTGCTTGGTCAGTTCTTCCGTCAGGGAGCGCTCTTTGGCTCACGTCCTGAGCAAGCCTATCTAGTGGTGTGCTCCTCGGCGAACAACAACGCGGTTGATCTGGAGAATGGTTCGGTCAGACTCGATGTGTACGTGGCTACTAGCCCGACTCTGGAGCGTCTGCTCGTGACCATCGTCAGAACACCTGCCGGACAAGTGGCTCAGCTAAGTGATTCTTTCTCGAGAAACGATGAAAGATTCTCTTATCTTCTGAACACTTCTACCGCTTTCTGATAGATGAAGGAACACGTACTCAACTCTAAAGAGCCACTCTCTTCGCAGATGCCTAAAAAGGTCGTCTTTATAGAGATGTTCAGAGCAGGCCCGCAGATCTCTTCTACGGGTCAAAAGTTGGTGTTCACCGAAAACGATCTTGATCAGGTGGTGGGGTCTTACGACCCCATTCACCACGAGGCACCCCTCATTATCGGTCATGATCAGGAGGATGGTACTCCAGCTCTAGGTTGGGTACGCAAAGTCTGGAGGAAAGGACAAGAACTATGGGGTAAGGTAGAGCTTACCCCTAAAGCCGAACAACTCATCAAAGATGGGGTGTTTAAAAAAGTAAGTAGTTCATTCTATCTGCCCGAAGCTGAGACAAATCCGACACCTGGGAAACTCTCCCTTCGCCACCTTGGTTTAGTTTCTATTCCGGCCGTTAAAGGACTCACTGCTTTCTCCGAAGTTACCGGGGACCAAACGATCACATTTGCCCCCTCCGAAGGGGAGTCTTCTATTTCGTTTAAAGAAAATTTAGGAAAAAATCTAACTATGGCTAGGAAAAAAACCAAAACAGAAACTCCTGCTTCGGTTGTAGAACATACTGAGGGAGGCGGAATGACTGTTAATATCAACATCGGCAGCGGCGGGAGTGCATCCAAGGCCAACGTCTATGATGATAACGGAAATCAGGTTTCCGAGACCGGTGCTCCGGCGGATTACGACATGGACTATGCCGTGGATCCTACGGAGGACGACGCAGCTCCTGTTGCTTATGGTGGAGATGACACAGGTACTGACGATCTAGGTCTTGAAGACGGAACCGACGAGGTCGGTGGTGCGGACGAGGAAGCCCCAGAAGACGGGGATTCCGAGATGGACGCTCCAGCGGAAGGCGGTGCTGATGCTGAAATGCCCGGTGACGGGGACCAAGAGCCTGCTGAAGAAGGCGGAGATGAAGAGCCCGGCATGGAAACAGAGGACATCTCTGGTGATATGCAGGGAGACGATCAGAAGATCGCCCAACTCGCCTCGCAATACGAGATTGAAGAGCTAATTAAGGCTCTAGCTCTCAAAACTGATGCTGCTTCCATGATGGAAGGACAAGAGGATATGTCTTACGGCGAAATGCCCGAAGGACTGAAAAAGGCCATGGAGGCCAAAAAGGGAGAAGATGAGACCGAAGAGGACAAAAAAGAAGAGGAAACCGAGGACATGGGAGAGAAGTGCACCGACGCTGGCGAGCCTAGCGGAGCTGGTGAACCCCCCTCCGAGGACGTAAAAGGAGCCGAAGAGCCCAAGGGCGAAGAGGTTTACGGAGAGAAGGACTCAGCATCCTGCGCTGAGGACGAAGAGAAAAAGAAAGAAGAAGAAGAGAAGAAAATGAGCGATATGGCAGAAGAGACTGCTCCTGAAGAGGCTACAGGAACTCTGGATCATAGCGAACCTGCTATGGGAGTTCAGGGCGATTTACAGACCCGGGTAGCCGAATTAGAAGAAGAACTTGCCAGACAGAAAAAACTGATGAGAGAGAAGGAAATCGGCGATTTCGCGGAAACTCTCTACAACCAGGCTAAGCTTACTGAGCAGATCGTGTCCAAAACTGACCTAGTCCGTTTCATGGAGACTCTGAACAGCAAGAACTCGGTCAATTTCTCCGAGGCAGGCAAAGCTTCGCAATTTGATTTCTTTAAGGGTGTTCTGGAAAACCTACCTTCCATGGTCAGCTTTGAAGAATTCGCTACTCAGTCTTCTGCTCCAAGGAGCAAGAAGCAAATCACGCCCTCGGCCGACGGGTATGTCTACGATCCTAACACCGCTGATCTTCACGCCCAGGCGCTGGAGTACGCGGAGTCCAAGGGTGTTGACTACACCATCGCCCTGAAGGCTATCCTATCTGACTCATAAGGAGCAATTAAACATGGCAACTGATCCACGTTATATGTCCTTTGACCACCAGTATGTTGAGACTGTGACCGTTTCTGACGGCACAGCTCTCACCAACGGTGTCGAAGCTCATCGTTTCATTAAGCGCGACGGCGCTTACCCCGCTGCCAACGGCTACGCCGCTGGAGTTAACATCTACCGCATCTATGGCCAAGGCGAACTGAACGCCAACGGTTACCAAGTCGATGACGGTTCAACCCTCGTGTACGAAGGTCAACTGAATCCTTCCACCACACCCTACAAGCCTGGCGTATTCCCCTATCAGGGTCTCGCTTCAGTTGTAACCACCGGTATCGCTATTGTTCAAGTAGCTGCCTCTCAGACTATCACTGTTGACGCTCCGATCTTCTCGAATACTTCTGGCCAAGCCACCACAGGCGCTGCTGGAACTGGCAAGGTCGCCCTCGGCAGAGCTCTCGATGCTGTGAGTACCGGCGTTGGCGAAACCGCCTACGTTCGTGTAAAGCTCGGCAACGAAGCCGGTGCTGCTCTAGCTTGATCCATAGATAACTAAAGGAGAAAAAACATCATGATGAATCTTGATCAGGTCCGCGTAATTGACCCAATTCTTACGCAACTCGCTCAAGGGTACAAGAACGCTGAGGGTGTAGCTACCTTCTTCGCTCCTGCGGTATCTATGAATACTCGCGCTGGCCGTACCCTAGTTTTTGGTAAGGAAGCTTTCGCAGCTCAGTCCTTCCTCCGCGCTCCTGGAACCAACATCCAGAAGATCCAGAACCAATTCGGAACCCGTTCGTTCGCCCTCCGTCAGGAAGCGATCAGCTGGGAAATCGCCGAAGAGGTGGCCGCTGAGGCTAAGAACGGAGCCGCTCAGATCGACCTCCGCCAATTCGCTGCTAAGGACGCCGCAAATCGTCTCATGCAGTCCTGGGAAGTTCAGGTAGCCACAGCCGTTACCGACTCCACCCAGTACGAGACCAACAACGTGCTGAACCTCGCTACCTACAACGGTGGCGCTGACCAGTTCAACAGCCCAACCGCTGACGTGGAAGTGCTGATGGACGACGCCAAGGAGCAGGTCCGCAGCCAGATCGGTGTGTATCCCAACAAGATGGTGATCTCACCCGACGCTTTCAACGCTCTGAAGCGTAACAAGCGTATCCGCGACTTCATGCAGCGCGGTGTGCTGGTTGACGAGAAGACTCTCGCTCAGATCTTCGGTCTGGATGAGATTCGCGTTGCCCGCAGACTGAAGCTTAACGAGTCAACCGGTGCTCTGGAGAACATCTACAACAACACCGCGATCCTCTTCTACCATCCTTCCGCCTCCACCGATGGCTTCATGCCCGCTCTGGACGCTAACTATGGTAACCCTGCCTTCGCTTATACCTACACTCTGAGTGGTTATCCTATCTCCACTCCTGAGCGTTTCAACATCGAACGCCGTGTATTCACCGGCGACATCCTTGTCGAGCGTTCCTTCGAGCTCGTGGGCATGGGTGAGAATGGTAAGTGTGGCGCTGGTTTCATCTTCCAGAACCCTGTCGCTTCCTGAGCGTAAATCCTCAGGAGATAAGAATCGAGGCCTTCGGGCCTCTTTTTTTTTGTCAGCAACCGGACGTAGTTTAAAGTCAGTAATAGATAGGCAAGCACTATGCCCAACTCCCCGTACCCAGACAGATTCGGAGTAGCGGATAATTGTAATTTTGCTACTGTAGATTAC